AAACCGTATAGGTCAAGATCAACTCCGTGCGTAGAACCATAATAGGTATTGTCTATGTTTGGTTTATACGGTGCTCTACCACGCTTTACAAGTTTAGGATTATCGCCCCAATCGCCACCAATACCTGGCGCTTCGGTAACGATACCCATTGCTTTCAACATAGCACGAGCAACTACACGATCTTTTTCTTTTTCTACTTCTGGCAACTGACCATAAGTTTGTTGGGCAAGAGCATAACGCTTCTTTTTCTTATCGGGAATAGTAGGTGTATCTAACTGCAACTTGCCCATATAATCAGACATGGCAGTCTTGTTCCAACCATCATGGATGGCACTGGCAATAGCGTCAACATCTGTAATGCCACTATCAATCATACGCTTGGCAGCGGTTGCACTTTCAATATTTGCTAACCAACCAAAGTTAGCACCTGGCGTGGATAAACCATAATGATAGGCATCATCTAATGCCTTATCGCTAATGTGTGCAAGTTGTTCTACGGATAGGTTTTTGGCAATAACACTCTCAGTAATAACACTTTCTTCCATACTTTCACCAAGACCCATGCCAATGCGAACAGTTTGAAATAGATTCTTGCCATCTACCATAATGTTTGGCTTTACTCTTGTAGCACGTTCAAATGCTTCTGGATCATTATCTGTAACTGCTTTGCGAGCATTGGTAGCACTTGTTAAACGTGGACTTTCCATGAATGAAAATGGTTCAAACTTATACATGCCGTGACTGCTTTCTACGCCATTGTATCTCTCCAACACTGGACGCATACTTGCCATATCATCTTCACCAGCAACAAAGGTAGCCGAACGAAACCCTTTATTATACAAATATACTGCTGCTTGAAGAAATGTTTTAATACTAGGGTCTTCAACAAGATGACCTTGCACTTGTGGATATAAAGTTTTAACCCACTTTAACTTTTGATCATATGTAAGTGGATTCTTTTTTGCATCTTGGCTTTTACTTAAAAATAACGCCCAACTGCCTTTCTTTGCCACGCTAGCAAGAGTATTGATTACACCTTCGTGACCATAATGTGGAGGATTTAATCTCCCAAATGCAAATGCAACATGAGGATTTGGTGCTTCATTGAAGATGGTGCGGTGGCTTAAGGTCATTATACAATCCAGATAAAATATTTATCTGTATACTGGAGTGTGGTTAATTTGGTGTCCAACGATGGCGAGGCACAAGTTTAATATTAGGTTCGCCATAGTTGACATAACCTTCACCACCCTTTTGACCCTTAGTAGTTTGTTGGATATCGCCACCTTCGCTGTCTAATTGGTCAATGATTTGATTCTTAACGCTGCGTAGATTTTCTAGCACCGCAAAGGTTGCAATAAAACCTTTTTGATTTTGCGCAATCCAATCCGTAATCTTCTGTTGCATCGGCGCACTTTGTTTGCTACCGCTACTTAACCAATTAGTAAACTCACTTGCAAGATCAGCGGTTCTGCCACTCTTTGCCATTTGGTTATTAAAGTTATATAGAACACCTTTGAAACCTGCCATTTTCATTGCAGCAAGTCGTTCATCATTTAAGAAATTATCAATAGCAGTTTTATTAGCTGCAACATACTTTTGTAGGTCTTGTAGTTTCTTTGTGTCAATTTTAACAGGTTGACTTGCGTAACGTGGACCTAACACAATTAGTCCTTGTGTGTTATTAAATGGTGTAAAATCATCAATAGGTTGTTGTTGATCGTCACCCATGCCAAACTGTGGAAAGAAAGCATGTCCTACTACTGCTGCTGTTGCTTTCGAAATACGTTGTCCAAGTTCAGTGGTTACAGGAACACTATATGTTACATTGTTTGGTGTAAATGTAAATGCATTATTCTGTAGCGGCGGACGGCGCATAAACAATAAATCACCGTATACATAACCACGAAATTCTTGCGGCGTTGCTGCCTCAAATAACGCCCATAGACTGGCATATTCATTGGCAAAACGCATACGCTCATCTTCTTTATCAGGTGCTACATTGCCAGTGCTCATAATAAATTTTACAAGTTCTGCTGGTGAACGACTCTTGCCACTTTCATTTGGTTTTAACCAACCATTGTGACCAACCATGATAAACTTGCCATCGGGTTCACGACCCCAATATACTTGTGGCTTACCGTCCCATTTCCATCTTACCATTTGTGGATTACTTGCAAGAGTTGAGAGACGAGAAATGGCATTTTGCGCACCGCTGCTGCCATTAATCAATACTAAATCTTCTACGTGTTGGAAAGCACGTCCAACCTTTGGTGCTTCGTTTATTATCTGATTTATGAACATCAAATATTTATAGGTTTTCTAAGAACCACATATATGTAGGAACAGAGAAGTGTAACCGCCATTCGCCATTCCATCCTAAATTTTTATATTTGTCTGACATTGGTGTTTCATCAAATACAGCAGAACCATCAATTGTATCAATTTGACGATGGTAATCACCTAAAAAATAAAATAGATGGTCTAATTCTATTTCGTCTATTTCAATCTGCTTAATGTTTAACAATTGGTCAGCAAGTATATTGTTGTTTTCGTCAACAGGCGTATGTTTATTTTGTTTGTCTTGTAATCTAATTTTGATTACGTGGTTACCTTCTGGTAATTCAGAAGAAAAGGTGATGATTTTCTCCTCACCATTTTCTTCTTTTTCAACGACAACACCGCTGTCTATTAATTCATCATTTAATAGAACTTCGTATTTGGGCGGATCATTGTGCCAAACACTGTCTAGCACAATCTTAAATTCTACTAATTCAGTATCTGGCACATTGCCCATGGGGTTAACCTTTTTTCTTACCCAACTTCAATTTAATTGGCTGCGGTGCTCCGCTTGGTGGCGTTGGGGCAGCAGCAGATTGTTGTGGATCAAGATGATGTGGACCACCATTTGAAACTTGGTTTGTCAACACCTGTTTAAGTTCTTCGACATTGCCTTCATACTTGTGATAGCCAGTATGGTCAAGTTTAATGCCAGTATCAGCAAAAATTTTACCGCCAGCCATGCGCCATAGATAGCAGAATGTCCAATCTTCACTCAGATAGTTATCATCCTTATCAATCATGGTATCAAAGAGACCATACATAAGTGGCTCATACTGCGCACCGATACCGATATTATCACGATACTTTAATTCAGGATGAAGTTTAATGAGTTGTTCAATCACGCCACGCTTTACCATCATAAAGCCTGTGCCAAGTGTGCTAACTTCAACCAAATCACCCATAGTAACTGGATTTGGTACAGTGTTAATAACATAACGAATTGGAATCCGCTTCATTGGATAAACACCACCAACAACATCCTGGTTGGCAAGTAGTAAACGAATGATTGCCTCTGGATCAAATCCAAGGTCAACGTCAATAAACATTAAGTGTGTTGCTGCTTGGTTAAACAAGAACTTTGCAACAAGGTTATTACGACCACGAGTAATAAGTGATTCGTTAACCATTGTATCGATACTGTAGTTGAGTCCCATTTTACCAGCAATGATACCAAACTTGATCATTGCGATAAAGGTTGCTTCATTACATAATCCACCATACATTGGTAGACAAAAATGAATATGTTGCTTGCGCAGGAATTCTAATGCATCTGGTGGTAGACCAAAGTCCATAGGTGCTTGTTGTTGATTGATTTCTTCTGTCATTGACTCTTTCCGTTAAGTGTAGATATTATTATATATCTACAGTAAAGAGTGTAACAGAATTTTTATGTATTGTAAAGAACTTGATTGATATTGCCGCCAGAAAAATTAGTAATATGAGCACGGCACCATACAAAATTGCCAGTAAAATTATAAAATGTAGTTCCACTGACAGGAGTTGTACCATTACCAATGCTGGTACTATCTATGTCAAACCAATCTACTTCTGCAGGATCAGTAGCAAGTGTAGCCTGAAATTTTAACACACCAACAAATGAGGTAAGTTTATAACTTACGGTGTGTAGACCATCCGTATAACCATAGTATCCATTGCCCTTGAACTTGTTACTGCTCCAAGTGGTACTAGTACCATCATAAGGAGGGTAAGCCTGTCCAAAACTAATTGCACTTAATACTACGGTTGGGATACTAGCCATTATTTTCCACTTCTACTAAACATTTATCGCCAGCGAGTTCTTGAATAACTGCAACCAACTGGTCTACTGTATCCTGATCTAGTTTTGTGTCAGCAGTTTTATTGTCTGCAACTAGTTGTGATACTTTAATTGTAATTGATTCTTCAAATAGTTTAGCCATTGATATTCTCCAAAGTATTTATTCTAGGCTTGCGGCCACGTTTTTTACCGCCACCACGGTTAGCACCATTTGCCTTAATATCATAAGCAAGACCAAGGCGTGTAGGTTCCATACCATCAATTTCTTCAATCTTATCAATAGGAACACTAAACTTGCGACCGCTACGATGCGAAGAAATAAACTTCATTGTGCCTTCATCACTCACAACCCGATCTACATTAAGAAACAATCGTTTCTCCATCGGCATACCACCAAAGGCTGCTACTGGGCAACGTGCTAGAATACGAGTTTTTGTATTCACGACACCACGATTGATAAGGGCTGTTGCTAATTCAATATTCATTACGCTTTACTCTCTTTCTTTACTAACTTATAGACTTTCTTGATTCCATCTTGGAACAACATATAAAGTAGTGGAATATTATCGCCACTTCTGCAGAATACACGAACACTACCATAATAATAATGATTATCAAGTCCTATCATAGCACGAAAACACCAACGGTCTAGTTCAAATGACATTGACAAATCATCTTTGTTGTTTTTAACAAACTCATACAATTCAAGCAAGTTTTGTCTTTGTGATTGTTTGCTACTACCTTGTCCACCACCTATCCAACCCCAATAAGTTTCAAAGTCAACTTGATAAGGAATATCTGGATTATACTTTATCTCACTTACCAGTTTAACATCGACAGCAATATTGTCAAGGTTTTTTATCGCTGAAATATACTGATCATTGCTTGTGGTAAATCCTTTGACATTCTTCATTAATTCTGGATCATCAAGAATTGCATCAAGCGCAGTGGTGCTGTTAGTAAAGAAACGCAAATAACTCTCTTTACGAATACGGCAGTGCGGATCAAGATGTTTCAAGATATTGCGCATACTATTACGAATATCCCAATCTCTTGGACAATTTATTTCCACACGAAAATGATACTTGCCATACCACAGTTTGCTTTCGGTATTTACATGCCACTTAAACAAATGGTCTCTGAACCGATCACGGTATTCAATCAGTGTTAGTTCTGCTATCTCGGTCATCTTGCGCTACCAATTCCAACTTGTCAACATTTAGGTCTACCTTAATACTAGCATGATTTTCTGTCTTGTCAAACAGTATTTTCTTTGCTAGCGGAACTTTAATATGTTCGTGAATTGTGCGATGCATTGGTCTGGCACCAAGACTTGGCGTATAACCCGTCTTGCATAGCCAATTCCACGCAGAATCAGTAAGTGATACTGATGTATTCTTTAGGGCAAGTTGTTCATTGAGTTCACGAATGAACTTCTCTGCAACCTTGCGAATAGTAGCCGTATCAAGTTTGTTGAATGTAACAATCGCATCAACACGATTGCGGAACTCTGGACGGAAGTATTCTTTAACAGCAGCATCAACTGCGTCTACATTTGTTCCGCCACCAAAACCAATAACATTGCGCTCGCTATCGGCTGCACCCAAATTACTTGTCATAATAAGGATACTTTGACGGCAATCTGCTCGCTTGCCATTGGTACCAGTGATGAAACCTTCGTCCATTACTTGCAGCAACACCTGTGAAACGTCAGGATGTGCCTTTTCAATCTCGTCAAAGAGAATGATGCAATGTGGGTTCTTGGCAATCTCACTAATGAGCAAGCCACCAGCAAGGTTAGCATCTTCATATCCAACATAGCCAGGCGGTGCACCGATAAGGCGTGAGATAGAATGACGTTCTTGATACTCACTCATATCAAAGCGCAGCAACTTCATGCTTAAACGATCTGCCAATTGTTTGGCAAGTTCAGTCTTGCCTGTGCCAGTAGGTCCAAGGAACAGGAATGAACCAACAGGCTTGTTATCAGCCTTAAGGCCAGCCTGAGACACCCACACACGGTCTAGCACCTTGTCAACGGCTGTATCTTGGTTATATACAACTGCCTTGATCTCGGCACCAATGTTAGGCATAATCTTTTGTGTATTTTCTTCGCCTAGTTGACTTTCTGGAATTTTAGTAATACGAGAAAGTTCACGACGAATTTGTGCAACATCAA